TGAAAGAGTTGACACAGGTATTGCTTCTATTGATGCTGTTGAAGACGCATTAACGACAGACACAATGAACTTTCAGTTTAGTTTAGAAACAGGTACGTCTGCCTCTGGTGCAATCACACTAGAGAGTGATATTGGTGAGATAGGTTATCTTATCAATGAAAGCTTTACAATGTCGGAACAACAACCAGTAGATCAAGGTAAGGCATTTGAAACTGCTGCTGGTACAAACACATCATCAACTGCTGATGATATACTAGATTTCAGCGAAAGAAATCCTTTTGGAGAAGTTGATGATTATTAAATATATGTTAGAAAAAATCAATCACTATTCTACTGCGTTGACAAGTTGGTCATGGATGAAATTATATGGTGATAGAAAAAAAGGATATGGGTATAAAAATTATGGAAAGAGATAGACATAGACAATTAGTAGAACATACTAATAAAATTAATAAACAAAAACAAGAACTAAATTTAAGTAGAAGTCTTAAAAAAGAAGTGACTACTGGTGCCCATGGCACACAAGATTATGTAATTAAAAAAGGTGTAAACTCTGGCAAGATAGCAGATAAAGGACAATAATGTTTGGACAACACTTCTACCATAAATCAATAAGAAATACTGTAATTGCGTTCGGTACGATATTTAATAATATTAATATCAAGAGATTGGATTCTAGCGGGAATCCTTTGCAATCTATTAGAGTGCCATTATCATATGCACCTAAAGAAAAGTTTATTGCAAGACTAGATCAAAATGCAAACTTAACTGGAGACGATTCAAGCGTGGCGATTACTCTACCTCGAATGTCATTTGATGTCACTGGTTATTCTTATGATGGTTCTCGTAAATTAAACAAGAATCAAAGACATAGTGTTGCTAAAAATGCTAGTGGTGATGAAAAAAAAGTATATACTCAATACTCTCCTGTACCTTATGATGTGAGTTTTGAATTAAATGTTTTTACTGCAACTTCGGATGACGGTCTACAAATTATAGAACAAATACTTCCATACTTTCAACCAGACTATACAGTCACTATGATTATTGATAAAGATTACATGGATACGAAAAGAGATATTCCTTTTGTATTAGAGAGTGTCGATTATGAAGATAGTTATCAAGGTGCATTGACAGATAGAAGAAGAATTATCTATACACTAAAATTTACTGCAAAGATATATCTATATGGTCCTATATCTTCAAGTGCTGTAATAAGAAACGCAGAAGCGGATATGTACACAAACACATCGGATGCTAATCCTTCTCGTTCACAAAGGGTTACGGTCACACCTAATCCATCAGGTGCCGACAAAGATGATACTTACACATATACAACAACACTAGAATTTTTCAATGACGGTAAAAACTATGACGAAGGAACTGGTAACGATACATAATAACAAAAGGTTTTAAAATGAGTAATATTGATGATAAACTAAATGAAGTTTTAAACATAGCAGAAGAAGTGCTAGAAAAAAAAGAAGAAAAGAATCCTTTAGAAATTGTAAATGAAAAATCTGCTGTGACGGCGCCTGTAAATAAAGATGCCGATACAGACTTTGAAACTGGTAGAGGTGAACTCTACAAGTTATTAGAAAAGGGCAACGAGGCGATAGACGGAATATTATCATTGGCAAAAGAAGGTGAACACCCTAGAGCATATGAAGTGGCAGGTCAATTAATTAAGACACAGAGCGAAGTTGCACAAAATCTATTAGACTTACAAGAAAAACTTAAAAAGATTAAAGATGTAAAAGAATTAGGACCAAAGAATGTCACTAATGCTTTATTTGTAGGATCAACAACTGAACTACAAAAGATGATAAAGAAAAATAAAGATAAAAAATAATGTCAGCACAAGATCAGTATTTAGGTAATCCTAATCTAAAAAAGGCACACACTAAATCACGATTCACTCCTAAACAGGTGGATGAGGTGATAAAGTGTATGAATGATCCTAAGTATTTCATAGAAAACTATTTAAAAATTGTCACGATTGATAAAGGTCTAATACCTTTTGAGATGTATGACTTTCAGCGGAAGATGGTAGATACTTTTCACGACAATAGGTTTACGATATGTAAATTACCTAGACAGAGTGGAAAGTCAACTATCATTGTCTCCTACCTCTTACATTACGTTTTGTTTAACGATAATGTGAACGTTGCAATACTAGCCAATAAATCTTCTACGGCAAGGGATTTACTAGGGCGATTGCAACTTGCTTACGAGCACTTGCCGAAATGGATGCAACAAGGCGTTCTTAACTGGAACAAAGGGTCACTTGAATTAGAGAACGGAAGTAGAATCGTAGCGGCGAGTACATCTTCTAGTGCTGTTCGGGGAAGTACCTTTAATATAATATTCCTAGACGAGTTCGCCTATGTACCTAATAATATTGCCGAAGAATTTTTTAGTTCAGTATATCCTACGATATCATCTGGACAATCATCAAAGGTGATGATAGTATCTACTCCACACGGAATGAATATGTTTTATAAGATGTGGACGGATGCCGTCAATAAGAAAAATACTTTTCAACCTATCGAGGTACATTGGTCAGAGGTACCAGGTCGTGATGACAAGTGGAAAGAACAAACAATTAAGAACACAAGTGAGGCACAATTTCAAACCGAGTTTGAGTGTGAGTTTCTAGGTAGTATCGATACTCTTATCAATGCAAGTAAACTTAAATCAATGGCAATCATTGATCCTAAAAGAAGTCCTGATGGATTAGATGTTTACGAAATGCCTATCAAGGATCATACTTATGTCACAACAGTTGACGTTGCACGAGGTGTCAACAATGATTATTCAGCATTCATAGTATTTGACGCAACACAGGCACCTTATAAGATTGTTGCAAAGTATCGAAACAATGATATCAAACCGATTGTCTTTCCGAATATATTAAAGAAAGTAGCAGATTATTACAACAAGGCATATGTGTTAATAGAGATAAACGATTTAGGTCAACAAGTAGCAGACGCAATGCAATTTGAATTAGAATACGACAACATGATGATGGTTACACAACGAGGTAGAGCAGGTCAAGTATTAGGTGGCGGCTTTAGTGGACGAGGTAATCAATTAGGTTTAAGAATGACGAAAGGTACTAAAAAAATCGGAACTTCAAATCTGAAAAGTCTGATAGAGGGTGATAAGTTGATTGTTCAGGACTTTGAGATTGTATCTGAACTATCTACCTTTATTGCTCGTGGTAAGTCTTTCGAGGCAGAGCAAGGCGCTCATGACGATCTAGTGATGTGTCTGGTCATATTCTCATGGTGTGCCAATCAAAGATACTTCAAAGAATTGACAAATGTTGATGTAAGAGGTCAAATGTTTACAGATCAACAAAATGCGATAGAGGCAGACATGGCGCCTTTTGGGTTTATTGATGACGGAATAAACGATCCAAATGGAAATGATGGTTATTTCGTTGACGCAGGTGAAATATGGCGACCAGTGACTTATCGTAAGGGCGAATAGTAGAGATGTGGATATACATAAATATCTAAAGTAAAAGGGTTATAACTAATAAAGATTAATATTAATATTAAGGAGAACTAAACATGGCTTTTCAAGTATCACCAGGTGTTAATGTGACTGAAAAGGATCTAACGAATATCATACCAGCAGTATCTACTACTTCTGGAGGTGTCGTTTTGACTGCTGAAAAAGGACCTATTGATGAAGTGACTACGATTTCATCTGAACAAGAATTAGTTGACATCTTTGGGAAACCAAATGCCGATAACTTCGAGGAATTTTTTACAGCCGCTAACTTTTTAGGATACGGAAACAATCTGAAGATAGTAAGACCAATCACAGGAGTAGTAAACGCTGTGTCAACTGGTACTGCTGTCTTAATTAAAAATACTGCTGACTATCTAGAAACCTACATGACTGACACAGGTGCTGGATCAATAACAAATATCGGACCATGGGCTGCTAGAGAAGCAGGAACATTAGGAAACAGTTTAAAAGTTTCTCTATGTTCTAACTCTACTGCTTTCGGACCACACTCAATGAGCGGCAATCTAGTTGCTGACGCTTCTGCTGCTATCGGAGACACATCAATATCTGTTGACGACGGTAGTTTAATGCAAGTCGGTGACATATTAGAATTTGGTGACGCAAGTAATGTACCTTCAACTGACGGTGCACCTTCTGGATTCTTTTATAAGATAACTGCAATATCAACAAACTTACTAACAATCGCAAGATTCAATCCTCAGACAGGTAAAACTGAAACTGGTGGTTTAAGACACGCTGTTGTTGATAACGCTAAAGTCCTAAGACATTGGGAATACTACTTTAACTTTTCTTCTGCACCAACTACAACAGATGACGTATCTGCTGCTGGTGGTTCACTAGACGAAATGCATATCGCAGTAATAGATGAAGACGGAACAATTACTGGAACTGCTGGAACAATCCTAGAAACTTTCGAAGGTGTTTCACAGGCTAATGACGCTAAAGACGCTTCAGGTAATTCAAACTATTATCCAGATGTAATTTACAGAAACAGTAAATTTATCTACTGGATAGACCACATCGCTACTTTATCAGATGGTGTTGCTAAGACAGGAACAACTTTTGATAATACAGTTGGTGATGCTTTCGTAG